TATTTCGGAAATCGTATTTTACAATCTCGTCAATTGCTCGTTCAACTTCCAAGTCATTCTCTTCATCAGAGAGTTGGTCCGATGTTCTGGCAATTCTACCAAGATACGAACATGAATGATAACCTTTTTCCTCATCAAACAGTAACCATGAAGTGAACTGTTCAAATGGATCAAAAGGATTGTCAATGGTTGTAAGCATACACTTCTTCGCCATTTACTTTGTTCACTCCCTTCCATTCAGATACTTCGACACAGTAGAACTGGAAACACCCAAAGCTGCTGCTATCTCAGCAGTGCTATAGCCAGAAGCATTCAGCGCCGCAATACGATTTACTTTGGCAGAGCTAAGGGTTGTTGTTGCACGAGGGGTAGCTCTCTGTCTGACTGTATCAATGTTTGTATTGTTGAGGATCTGAGTAAGCTTGTTCTCGCTGATAGCGCCGGCTTGAATCGCTTCCCACTCACGATCTGTAATCTCGACAGGGGTTCTCTTGGCACCAACAGCAGTACGGGCCGCAGTAAGGGCCTGCTGATTAGCCTTCTTGATTTCCGCCTTTGTCATATCGGGGTTGTCTTTCTTCTTAGCGGCCACAATAGAGTTTGCCATGGTCTGTGCTTGACGCTCGCGAGGGGCGTTCTTTAAAGCCACATTAAGTTTACCCATAAGAGAATCAACCTCTGTCTGGTAAGTCTGTTTTGCTGATGCAGAATAGGCTATCTTTCCGCTATTAACCATCTCCCTACGGGCCTGATTAGCCAGGGACTTCATAGTATTTGCATAGTCCGCATACGCCTCTTCCTGTGGTGTCCCAGAAGAGAGAGTGCGAGCGTCTCTGGTTTCTGCCATCTTGGCACTCTTTTGAGTCCGCACCTGGGTCTTTCCGTTCTTATCTATGTACTCCTCCCTGACGCTCTTCCAGCTTTGTTCTCCGGTTTCCTTGTCAATGATCGGGCTTCCTTTTCTTTTCAACACAGAAGTCTCAGACTTGGCACGAGAAATCAGCGTAGAAGCTCCGCCATAACCATCATCGTCATCGTGAGCCTGGTACTTCTTCTTCAAAGCCGTAATACCATTGTCCTGCTCACTCTTCTTGTAGTCTAGCTTATGCTTCTCCGCATCGATGACGACCATACTGTGACGTACAGCTCTCGCAAGCTCATCTTGAGTAGCACCTTTCAAAGTCATGTCGGTAATTAGATTTGAAATCTTACCCATTTCTGTCTGGGTGTTTTTCATAATCTTAATCTTCTGACCGCTGCTGTTACAATAATCGTCACCTTTCTTAACGGTCCCATAAGACATCTTAGGATCGAATCCTTCCAACCCCTTTAATTGTGGAGTGGAAGTGATCTTCACCCTACTATTAGAAGAATTACAAGGAATCACCATGACAGTATCGCCATCGAAGTCAGCTCCGGAAAGACGGTCAGCAACCTTTTTGTTAATGCCAATAGCGTCTGCTGGTGTATTCCCAAGAACTCTTCTTCCTTCTGGCTGCTTATTATTAACAGTTAAGATTGGAATCTCAAAAGTTCCACCATGTGGATACCGCACAAGAGCTACTGTTTCTCCATTCTTGTAGTTCGGAGCATAGACCTCATTGTCTTTGATAGATGTCAATGGAAGAATAACTTGATACTTCTGTCTGGGAAGAGCGGCTGCCTGTAAATGAACAGCGGCTGCATCGCAGTCATCAGCAAAAGATTTCAAAAGAACCTTTTTCACTGTTGGATTTGTAAGAGAACAAATCTCATCAAATTCAGACTGCTTGTCTGCGGCCGCTAAATTCAACTGCTTCTTTATCAAAGTTCTACTCTGTTTCGACAGAAACTGAGATGGGAGCTTGTCTGCCCATTCGCCCCAATCCCCTTCTTCTGCTCGCTTGTTGATAAGGGAAAGCTGTTTCTTCCCATTTTTATCATAGTAGTAACTCTGACCTCCTCTTTCAGTAGTGGGGTTATCCGGGTCATTAACTCCCTCTTTAATTAAAGAACCGAACGGGTTATCCGGGTCATCTTTGATTGGTTTCAGAACATCCATTTTAGGTGTCCCTTTTTTCTTATTGGTGTTGAACATAACATCCACACCATCAGGAAGGTCATCCGAATAAACCGCCATCCCTTTGATGTAGTGTGTCTTGTCGACTAAGATGCGAACCTGAGCATAATGGGATTCTCCAAGAGACAGGTCATCAACACCTCTTCGAATTTCCACAACACCATCCTTCAATTCGCCGCCATCTTCCGAATACCGAATCTGCAACCGCTTTGAATCCATGCTTTTGGGATAAACAAATTTGGGATCAAAAGATTCCCCATCATCATGAGAGACATAATCTTTCAGAGAATTGATATTCTCAAAATCGTAAATCTCTTTATGCTCTGTTCCAGGAGGACAAATCACACGAAGCGTTGTTTTCTTCCCAGGATTTGTTACCTGATCCACTCGTCCGCCGTAAACAGGATAACCCTCCATCTCCAGCATATAGAGTGCTTCATTCAGTTTCTCCTTGGAAATTCCGAGTTCACGTTCCACACCGGCACCAACATCAATCATGCCTTTTTCGTCAATTTGCTTTTTGATAATTTCAGCAGTTGTCTTAGCTTGGTTCATACGAACCTCAGAATTTTCATTCAAAAGCGAACGAACAGAAGAGTCGTTTGCGAAGCCCATTTCTTTCGCAATTTCATTTAAGCTCAAACCATCTTCTCGAAGAGATTTTGCTCTCGCCACATCCAACGCACGACGTTCATCTTTTGCTAACGATTTCTGCGTACGGTATTGAGTGGTGGTTAAACCCATGGCTTTTGCAATTTCGGTATCGCTCATACCCAGACTTTTCAGTTCATCCACTCGACTCAGAAAATCTCCACTATGCTGATACGGATTATCACCAGATCCCCACGGATAACGACCGGAACGGCGGGGCATTCCATAATGCATCAAAATTTCTTCTGCAATCGGATTCATAAATTAGCCCTCCTGTTCTTTGATTTTGTTGATTACTTTGTCGAATGTGATGATCTTGTCCATGATGGGAACAATGGTTTCAGCCGTTGGATTCTCATAAAGAATCTGGTTGTTCTGATAAATCCGAAGTTCCATTTCAATGTCGGCTGGCTTGATTTTGTATTCCAAACAAAAAAGAGCAGCATATATTTCAAGCTGCTCCATGTGCGCGGGAATGACGCCGGTTTTTAAATCATGAATGCGAAGCATACGATTTCGAAATGCAATCGCATCTGTTGTTCCAAAACAATTCTCCGAATAGAAAAGAGGCTGCTCAGGAACCATCTTGAATCCTATGGCATCATTCACATACATATTCAATGTTTTCTGGGACTTCGGAAGTTTCTGTCCAAGTGTGATACATTTTGCCGCAAAATCGTGAAGCTCTGTTCCTTTTTGAGTTGCAAGGAATTTTGAATACGATTCTGCAACTTTGGATTCGTCATAGTTAATCCAGTGATATTTACTTGCGCCAAGAAAGGCGTGTTGCCCTTCAAGAGCAGAATGCTTGTTGAAGATCATGTAACACTTCCTCCTTATTTTCAGGACAAATAAATCTTGAGAACGACATCTCGTTCATTCGTCCAACATAATATTCTTGATTTGGTTGTTTCTTGGCGCGAACACTTTTCTTACATTCTAAAGTGGCCCACTTATTGTTATAAAGGATCAGCAAATCAGGAATTCCCTGAATGTGGCTGGAATCCAGTTTTGTTACAATGCAGCCTTTGAACATTTTTTTCAGTTCTTGGATCAGTTTATTCTGAAATTCGCTTTCCAGCATAAGTAAGCCTCCTTTCTCCAAAATAAAAGAGAGAATGGCCATTTTAACCCTCTCTCTTCATAACAGTCGATGTATTTTTCGCGCGCAAAAAGAAACAAATGAAAACATAAAAATAGCCCGTACCCCCAATTCCAATAGGTACAGGCTAAATAATTTCTTTATTTTATCGGGACTCAACTTTCACAGGATTTAGATAAAAAACACCTTCATTCTCACTAAAATACTCAACTTCAGCGGTCACATGTACATTTGATCCGACACTTATATAATCAGGAAGATATAAATCCTCGATTCCCATTCCATAAGTATTCACATCTTCAAACTTAAAGATTGGTCCAGGATTGACTATTTCATCATCTACATAATTACCGCCGCTCATCAAAATATCATATCGAGTATCGTAATCGCCATGGTTTGTAATGTAGGTAATACAACCATCGAATACTATCGTTGAGCCTTTATATTGTTCTGCAAAAGTGGAATAAAAATCGTTTATTTCTCCTTCAGTCGATAAAAGTTTTTCGAGATCAGCACAAGTTTCAATTGTGAGTATCGATTCTACTGCTTTGTCTTCGGCTTTTTCGCTTATTGACTCCTTCGACTCCTCATCTTCTTCCAAATCACTCTCTTCCGAAAATGTATGGTAAGTAATAATAACCTCTACATCATTTGAATACCATTTATCAGCGGAATAATTTTCATCACCATCAACAGAAACATTTTCAACTTCTCCATCTTTCGTCAGCCAACCTGTTATTAAATCATCAAGCGCAACTAACGATATGTTTGTAAATCCACGTTCTTCAAAATCTTCAACAACTGACTGATAATCCCTTCCTTTTTGAGCTCCCGATGCAGAAGGTGTCTTTGCTTCGCCATCATGTGTCTGAGAATCAGAGCAAGCAATAAGCAAAAACGTCATAAATGCTGCGATCATAAACATAACAATCTTTTTCATTTTCAATCTCCTTTTAATGGTTTTCTTCTTCGTCATCGCCGGGAATATTGTTTTGCTTAGAAGTTAAATTGACCCCAATGGCGGTACCTAAAACTGTAATAACACCCGCCACCACTCCACTCACAATCCCTATTAACTTTATGCGGTTAGCCGACTTTTCGGAATCCTTTTTCGATATTTCATCGGCAACCTCTCTCATTTGTTCGAGTATGTAAGTCTTTTCTTTAAAGGTCAAATTGTCATTTTCAAGAATACACTCAAGAGAATTCATCACACGATTATACATATCGTAACATATTTCCGCACCATCCCTGTCATCATTCATCAACTGTTGTAGAATACCTCGATACTCTTTCATAATTTCAAGAGATGTCGATACGAAGTTAGGAAACTGCTCTAAAGCCTTCTTTGCCACTTCAGGTTCCATTCCCGGAATCATTGTAGCAAATGCTATGACTTTATCCTTTGTCAGATGACGAAAGTCAGGAATATCTAATTTTTTTAGAACTTGTATTTCTGTATATGGTCTATCCACAATGTCACCGTCCTCTAGTCAGATAGATTTTGGCGCAATAAAAAAGGTGCGGCCCCAACAAGAGACGCACCTAAAAAAGTGTTCTCCCATTGTTGCCACACAATCTCGTTCCGTTTAAGGTATGAGTAAAGAGAGAATACACCTTTTACCAAAGTGAATTCCCTTAAACGGATTCGATATTAGATTGTGTGGCTCTTACAGTATATCACAAATTTTTCCAGAAGAAAAGAAATTTTTCATTATCTCTTGACATTTTCTTTAAGCTGTGATATATGCCTGTTTTCTGAGATCATCATAGACCATCTTCATTCCATTCTCAAAATACACTACTATACTCATATAACCGAACGGACGAAAATATACGGATGACCGCGACAACCTTGGATAGATTGACTTAAAATTTTCATACAAGCTCTCCCAACTAATCTTGCTCATGATTTCCTCCATTTTTTTTGCTCGTGGCCAAAAACCCACTTTTTTTGTGCTATTACTATATACTTTTAAACTTTCTATCATAATAGTTTAAGAAAAAAAGTGGGAAAGTGGGCTTTGAGCCCGCAAACCCGCATAAATACTGGGTTTTTACTGACCAAATTGGGGTTTTAAAAGTGGGCAGAAAGTGGGCAAATGGCCACAAATTTGACCAAAATCGTCCGAATCCTTCCCCAAAATTCCCTGCGTTTCTCAAAAAGCCCACATAAAAGTGGTCAAAGCCCATTTTTCAAAACCTAAAAGTGGGCGTGATTTTCACCCACTTTCAAGCTTTGTACGGACGATTTTCAATAGTTCCTTCTCTGATAAGGTAAGTGCTTCTGAACAATTGGCCGGTAGGAATACTGCTTAACGAAGGATTTTCTTCGAGATTTCCGCAAAGACATCCCATATCGAGCCGGAGAGCTGAGACTCTTTTTCTTCTCTTTCTCAGGTGACGAAACTCCAAACGCCTTGTTCAGGGCATCCACCATCTCTTTTATAGATGTCGTAAATTTTTCCCAAGCTTCTACAAGAGCATCTATAGTCTTCTGCCAATCACCCATAAATAATCACCTCCAAATTCGTCCGGTTCGTTTATCCTTAATGACGATCCGCTCTTCAATGTGAAAGTCGGACAGTTCACAAAGCGTAAAAATCGTATCCAGCAGCTTATGGAACCGTTCTTCTTCCTGCTCAATGTTTCTCAGTGCTTCACAGGCAGTCGGATCGGAATACCCTTCTGCATTTTTACGATAATCATTTTTAACGCCCATCTCGTCCTCCCCACCGGAACGAATCGTCCATATAAGTTGCAGAAGAGCTGGTCGCCTTTAACACAATCAGTCCGATCAGACCCACGAGCCCAACAATACACGCAATAACTCCCATTACACATTTCATGTTGCTTCACCCTCACTTTCAACTAATTTCACACCACCATATTCCCACAAATCCTCTTTCAGTTTTTCCATATCCAACTCACCATTTTGCCAGCGTTCGTAGTATTCCAGAACTCGTTCGGTGAACTTCGGAATTCTCTTCGCATAGGATTTTGTCCAATAATGGTCCATCAGCACTTCCAATGGCAAAGTCAGAAGCAGAACCATCGCAGTATTTACCGCATCATCGGTAGCCTCCTGCTTTACTCTGATAAGTTCGTCTCCGATTTTTTCCCGAACCATGACATCGAGTTGTGCCTTTGTGAGATTGTATGTAGTGGTTTTCTCTTTTTGCTTTAACTTTTGAGCACGTCTTCTCTCGGCTCGTCCCATCGTCTTCCCCTCCTTCATAAATCCAATTCTCTTTCGAAAAGAATAAGCATCCACCCATAATCAGGGTAAATAAAAAGAACGTTGCATCCCATTCAACCGGGACTGACAACGCTCCTAGAAGAATAAACAGAACGGCGTGGATTTTATTTTTTACTAACTTATGACTCCACATTTTTTCTTGCATCCTCCTTCTCTTTTCCGATTTTAATAATGCCCGCCTCAACATCGCTCATTTTAGTCATAACTCCGTTTTCTCTTAATTTAGAATAAGCTCTGGCGGTAGCACAATGTTCAATGCATTTACAGATTCTACAAATCAGAGCATATACATAAAGATATACAATGCTAAATAAAATCACATAATGAATAGATGCCATTATTACGCTCCTTTTAATTTTTTTAGTTTGTAGCAACTCAGTTCAAATTGAGGCTTCACACCACTTCGATGTGCGATGGTACTAAATTGAATGCCTTCTCCATATTTTGCTTTCAACCGCAAAACATCCGGATGGTTGGGTTTCCAAGTTGCTAATAGTTCTTCCAAGGTGTTGTAAAATATAGACTCATAGTATTGAATCATGTTTTATCTCCACACCCTACCAATGATAATGTCTGAATATGGAAGCGCCTCAATCCACTTGCAGAATTTTACCCACTCATCCAGCTCATGATTTCTTAGCATGGGATAAATACCGGCCAGCACTTCGTAATTCAGCATGACTGTCCATTTTTGGTTATAAGAAGAGGGAAGAAGCTGAGTCATCTGCCACCATGCCCGTTTCGCAAGCTCTGTCCATTCGGAACCTCTTGATTTAAAATCAAGATATCTATCCCTAGCTCCATTGAGAGCAGAAATTACACATCCCATTGTTTTAGCCGGAGCATATATTGCGTCAGCATCAGTAAACTGTTCACCCCACATTCCAAAATTCAAAAGATGTTCTGTGCTAAAATCTGACCACTCAAATTCCTTCGCAGTAATCTTATGCATCGTGCTACAAGAGTTCGCAACAGTTCCAACCTCGTAGGTATAAAAATCTTTCCACCAATACAGCGGAGCCGTGATGTCCAGATTCACCGTAATCATTCGCCGATACCTCGTATCCGCAAGTCGCATCATCAAATCGTGATCTGCTTTACCGAGCTGCCAGGAATGATCGTATGTATGCTCGCAGGAATCATAATTGGCACAGTTCTCACATCCGATACCATCATCCCCACCTTTGCAGATTCCACTATCGGATTTCTCCCAACTGTTCATCGGGTTCCGTATCCCTCGAATAGCATGTTCCCAACCCATAACTTCAACGTTTTCAATTTTAATCATTGTCTTCTCCTTTCATGGGTTCCGGTGCGACTTTAATTTGATACTCCAGTTCTTGAGCCATTTCCTTTAAAAATCGAACCATAGTATCTTCAAACTGATCGGTTATAAAATGATGAAAATCATCTAATGTAACTTTACGAGCTAACCTATACCATTGATGGCAGTATCTTTTATCCATCTGAATAACGATAGAATTTGTTAAGACTTCATATCTCCAAAGAACTTCAAAATGGCGTTCTCCGAGTTCTTTTAATAAACGCTCAATCGTCATCGTTTTTTCCTCTCTATGTCTCTTGAAATTATACCTTTATCGTCCAGCTTTCTTTTTATCTCGATAAGTTCCTTCTGATAAAAATCTTCCATGCGATTTTTAGGTCGTTCCAAATATATCGACTCGGATGTACGTTCTCCTACTAAATTTCTAAGAACATCGGCAGTCGTCTGTCCTGAACATCTATATCCTAATCCCATAATATAAGTCTTCTGCCAAATGAAGAGTTTAAAACCAAGTGCATCTTCAATTCGTTCAAATAAATTGTTCCACATAGGATCGTTGACCGGACTATAAATCCACTCTGGGAATTCGTTTTTAATCATCCTTACCAATCTCCTTTCCTACTTTTTCGTGCGCAAATTCATAGATATTAGCGCATCTTTCTCGATTCTCACAGTAAACGGTTTGTGCGATAATTTTGCCATCCGCATACAATCTCTCAATACATGGTTGAAAACCCGCGCATTCTTGACAATACCCCTCTACATGTAAATCGATCATCACAAATTTCTCCTTTCCCGTTCCAGCTTCACATCAATGGCTTTCTGTAAATCCTCTGGCTTAATATCAAAAATGGACTCCAGGAAGTTCAGACAAATATAAGCATCTGCCATCTCTTCCAAGAGTCCAATTCTATCGCCATAACCTCGAACCTGTTTACTAATCTGCTGCTGAAGCTCTGCGAATTCCTCCATCGCTACGGTACATTTTGTTTTCCAGGAATGTTTCTGAAGACTTCTCCGAATAATCCGCCGCCTCTCTTTTTCGGAAAGCTGGATGTTGCTTTTTAATCCCTGGAGAAACCTATTCCGATTCATACTGAAGTTCCTCCTCGCAACGCAGACAATCATTGTTCGCTGCTCCGAAGCAGCCGTTACAGTCTTTCTTCATTTTCTCCAGCCGTTCCTCATGCATCTTCTGGCGTATTTCATATTCAGCAACGTCGATTTCAACGAAGTCCTTTTCTCCCTCTTTGAAATACCGATTGATCTCCACGCGTTCTCCATCCGGCTTGATGATATAAAGAATTCCAACCGTATCATAGTCTCCGTTTTTTCTGTCAGTAAGGAACTCTTCACAATACACATAAAATGGCTTACTCTCTGGAAAATATGGCATGGTAATTGGGAATTTTTCTTCCATTACTCGGTCAATCAGTCCGCTATGATAGGAAGCATTTGGATTATCTAGGTTCACGCCATAGAAGCGATTAACATCACGATATTTAACAGAGCCGTCCACATATACATATTTGAAAAGAGAACTCATTCTCTTACACTGATAGTTTGCGACTTCCCCGCGATGTCCACCAAAGTCTGTGGTATTGTCCCACACGTCTTCTGTATCCTCAATCGAAGTGAGTGGCTTACATTCGATCAACCGATTCAGAATCTGTTTTGTCATACCAATGCTGAAACCGCTATGACCGTCTTCACAAAGGCTATTAAATGCTTTTAATGCACTTTCGTAACAAGCACATCCGTAGTCCCATTCTCCAGGTTCACGATCAGGTGCTTCGCGTTTGCAGGCAATTTCCACTTCTCTCTCCGCCCATGATTCCATATTGGATTTCTCATGAGAACCAGGATCTTTAGTTTCAGATTCAGCTTCTTTCTCCCAATAAGAATCATAAGCATCCTTTGCAAAATTCTTAGCGTGGGATATATCCGATGTATGCTTACATTCCACACCCGGACAAGTATCGCCACAACTTTTACCATCGCAAAGATAAAGAACATCGGTCACATCATCTTTCAGCGGCCAAATATTCCGGTCATCTATATACTCATTTGCAAAAATCTTTCTGGTATCAGAACCAAAGTTCTCGATGATTTCCGGAAGATTCTCATTGACCGCATCAAACACCAGATTTCTCTCCTTACACCACTCAACAGCTTTTTGGAGCATGTCTTCCACGCGGCAGGTCCAGAGAATTAACTTATCTCCATCCTTTTTCCGATTACGAAGATACTCTATCAGTTCTTCGTTTGGCTCTCCGATTTCTGGCCAGCTGTTTTCGCATAAAGTTCCATCGAAATCCACCGCAATAATTTTCACTGATTTAAGATTCATACGTTTTTTTCTCCTTTCTTATAGCGGACTCATCCCTTATGCAACTACTATATCCGCCTTGTGGTCGCCCTCATTATTGCTCGACCCTCTCCCAAATTCTCCAATTACTCAAGCCATTTGTTGTCGATATAATAGAAACTGTAAACACAGACTCCAATTAAGACCATCCAAATAATCCAGAATATCCACATTGCAAAATCGGTTTCTAAGTATTCTATAGTTTCATCAATCTTCATATTTTCATAAAATGGTGAGTTATCGGCTATTGTTTTATCAGCCAGTTCTGTAAATATGGTTCCGGTAAAGTTTAAACCAACTCCATAATACTTATAACGAATGTGCCCGGATTCTTTAACAGTGTCTATATATTCCTTTCCCGGCAGGTCGATTTTACTAACTGAAAAAACGTGATTTAAAAATGATATTTCATCACATATCCGTTCCTCACTACCAGCATAATCCCATGTCCAATAGGTTTCCGTTATTCTGCAATTAAATTTTCTGTAATTGAAAGTTCATTCATTAACTCTTTATAATTTTCATTAGATTTTAATTCTGGATACGCTTCTGACACCGCTGTGATAGCTGTAGTAACGTTTTCGATATCACCGGTAGATCCTCTATTTTCAACAATCGCCGTCAATGTTTCCGCTTCATGCTTATCGTACTGCTTAACACAATTAGCAAGGTTGTAAACCAAATCTACACGTCGTTTTTCCTGAACTTTAATGTCAGAATCAGCAGTATTAACTTGCTCTTCCAAGGTAAATGCTCTGTTCTGGGAACTCTGTATACAAAACACACCTAACAAAATAATAGTAATAATACCAACTGCTACAATTAAAGCTACTTTCCAGTTGTTTTTAATTGTTTTCATGATTTTTTCTCCTTTTTACTCTTCTGAATTTATCCACGCTCTTTATCGTTCCTGTATTCTTGTTGATAATGCGGTAATAGAATTCCGTCTCCTCAACCAACATCCAATCTTTACAGTTTAAATAATGAGCAGATAAGCATTCTTTTTGCTCTCTGGTTAATTTTTTCGGCTGCTTCATGTGGTTTTCTCCTTGCTAAAACTGGTTTTCTTTGATTTGGGGAATACCAGCTTTTGATAAATTTCTTTGGCCTCTTCTCCCTGATAGGCGTTGATGATTTCGACTTTGCCTTTCTCCTGCTTTCCAACAATCAGAACACCAACATCTTTTCCATGAGAAAAATCCCAACTCACGATAACACTATCTGTTGATTTCATTCGTCATCACCTCCCCAAGTTTATTTTTGATGCGTCCTAAGATATCCTCCACCAATTTTCTCGTATTCGGATGCAGTTTTATATAGTTTTTGTGTTCTTCATACCAGGAGAAAACTTCCAGCAAGTTTCCTTTAAACCAACTAAAGGACCACCAATCGCAAATCATCTCCAGAATATAACAGTAAGGCATCTCTAAAATGATTTCGCCTTCTTCCGGATCATCGTTAATCAGTACCCAATACTGCCAATGATGAGGGTTGCTTGGTCATGTGCAAATACGATATTATGCTCCGCGCCGCTGGCTTCCGTGATCTTAGGGAGATTTTTCTGCAACCAGCGAAATCCTGCTTCAACGTTAGATTTATGCTGCGCCAAATATCGATCGTATTGGTAACTCATTTTTTCTTTTCCTCCCACTTCATAGGTTTCTGGGAATTGAGATTGTATCCATAATCCAGACACTCATTACATGGGTCGAATTTTTCTCCCAATTCCTTGTGTTTACAGGTTTTACAATACTTTTTAAAATCCACTTCCAAATACTCTTCGTTCATGGTTGATCTCCTTTCACCACTTCACAAACCTCGATTCATTAAAATCTCTCTTATCTTTCAGTGCCTTACTAATTGCCAAATCAATCCCACTACGAGATTTCAAGTGATAGTAATACAAATCTTTGAATGGCGTATTCAACCTGTCTATTCGCCCCGCAGATTGCTGCATGATTTTGTAAGAATAGTTCTGTGAGTAGAATATAATGGTATCTGTCTTGATGCAGTTCCATCCTTCGGCTCCAGCATTGTATTGAACAAGATATACCCAGCTTTTTGACTCTGGAATTGGCTGGTGCTTATGGCCATTCCACTCCGCGATTTCAAAAATCCCATCATCTTCATAAATTTGAAACAACCCCTTCAAAAGCTCCAGCTCATAATCAAAGTTGTAAAATATAATGGCTCTGGGATGCTTCTCTACAATTTCCATCAAGGCGATCTGTCGTGACTCGTCCGTATTCACGATTTTCCGCCATACATAGCAAAGACCGGCGGCATTCGCAATCGGCTCATTCTTATACGGGTCCCATCGTGTTCGTCCAACATCTTTGTATCGCTCTATGCTGTATCGAACAAATATATCTTCGTGATGAGAAACCGTCTGACGCTTGAAATCCATATTCACCAAAATACAATTTCTGAGTCGAATCAATCTCCCAGTATTCAAATATCGGTCAATCTTTGGGTATTTACTGAATCGACTATAAACCACATGTTCTCGGATGAATTCTGTCCGGTTTTTGTAAAACCCATTTGCGATGAATACCGGAATATAATCCTGCCAGGTATCTCCCGGAGTTGCAGACAATAGAATCCACTGATTTGATTTGGTGATTTTCAAAAACGCCTTCACCCAAGCTCCGGAGCCTATCACTCTCTGCTCGTCAAATATAAAGAAAGCATCCTTTACATCCTCGTACTTCTTGATATTATTCCAGGAATCCACGACAATCTGATTTGAATATAGATTGACATCCTCGTGAACCGAAAGAAGGAAGGGCGAAAGATCACCCTCCCATTCCATCGTGTCCCGCTTTCTGGCTGTTGTGATGATGTATAAGTCCTTTGGGGGATCGTCCATCGCAACATAATCCTCAACCCCCATCAAGCAATCCGGATTTCCGCCATTCTGGAGATAGTAATAAGCTAATGCTGTTCTTGATTTTCCGCTTCCAACGCCGCCACACAGAATACAACCATTTCTCATTTTTTTTACTGCTGCTATTTGATAGTCATACAATTCAACGGCCATTCCGTTGCTCCTCAAGAACCGCTGTTATGCTGTTTTTCAGGTTCGCCATATCCGAATACATCTCGTTTTCATTCTTCGTGCAGTCATCTTCTATGGGAGCCATATTTAACAGACTATCCAGCTCTTTTTCTAATGCTTTCAATCGTTCATTCACGCTTATCCCTCCTCATAAACTTTCATATACTGTGAAATAATCTTCTCATAGTCCACACATCTGAAAAATATATAGGTGTAAACCAGTAATTCTTCAAATCATCAGCCATAGTCATTGGTTTGATCAAAGAATTTCCAACTTTAAAATACCCAGCAATTCCTAGAAGAGAAAGTTGAATATAGCACATCAAAGCTGGAACTTCTTCAATGTCTTGTCCGGAAACTAATAAATGGTTTTGATAATTATAATTTTCTTTTTCTAGTTGCTTTCGTGCTTCGTGAATAGCAGCAATCAAGTTGGCTCCCGCTCCGCAACATGGATCGTTGATGGTAATATAGCCATCTTTCCTTACTTTCTCAGTTACATCCGTAATGGTGATTTTTGCCATAAGCCGACACATGTCATAAGGAGTAAATATTTGTTTCAACTCATCGTAGCCAAGATTTAAGCTCATATACATCTTTCCTAAAAAATCCTGCTCCGGATTCATTTCTAAAGACATGACCAGATTTGCAAACAACTGTGGAAAAAGTTCCTGTTTTGACTTACTGTAATGGCGAATGATATCCAAGTATCGTTTCTCTCGCTCATCAAATTGAGATTTGTCCACAGAATTTGATATAGAACAAGCCGACATAACAATAAAGTCTTTCCAAATATCCCACGGTCTGTTTTTTTCTGAAACAAGTTGACGAAAGATGTTCATAAATTCTTTCTCATATCTGTCGGGTTTGAAAGTGGGAAGATTTTTCATTTTCGGCTTCGGTGATAAGCTTACTTGAGGTTCCTCTTTATGAACTACAAAGTCGTGCTTCTCTGATATTTTCTTTGGTTTTTCGACCTTGGAAATAGAAGCATTGATCTTCGGTTTCGCTGTGGTTCGCTTCTTTTTCCGATTCCAAAATGCCATAGCTTTTCTCCTTTCGCAAAATAAAGGGCTGTTTCCTCTAGCCTTAGGACATTTACCTTGCTGGCAATATCAGGCACCCTATTTGTCGCTTGTTAGTGGAATGGAACTTCTTCCTCCGCATACTTTTCAGCAAACTCATCCTCTTCGATGGTGACATACATCGTCTTCAGATAAGCCTTAATTCCGGTCTTACCATTCACTTCCCAAGAATACGGTCGAATCGTCAAATCAACATTCCGAATCTCCGCATAGTCCAAAGTGGAAATGGATTCATCATCCAACGGTGTTTTTGTCTTTCTGGTAATCATATACACCTTAGGCGGGATATTCTCGAAGCTGACTGCCACCTGAATATAATGTCTCGGCTCTTCATCCTCGTCTCTCGGAGCCAGCACTCTTACATTCCATCCATCATTGGAGAGTTTCTCCGCCTGTTCCGGATCTTCGATGATGACACAGAAGTTCCGGTTTCCAGCCCGATTGTATTTAGACTCTTCGCCTCGGAAGTTTCGAAAAATAATTCTTGCGTTTTCAATAATGATATTGGGTACATTTTTGTAAGCCATAATATACTTCTCCTCTTCTTTAATTAAATGGTATTTCCTCATCAGCGTCTTCTGGAATGTTCATAAAGTCCTCGAGTTTAGGTTTTGGAATATAAGGATCGTTGGATATGAACCATTCGAAGTCACCGTATTTGGATATGGTTTCCACTGCGTCGTCTACAAGCTTGTCATAATAGGAACGATCAATAGAATCCTCTTTGGAGAGTTCTTTAACCATTTCGGACTCCAACCACCGATAGCCCTTTGATCCGGTAGCTGCATAATATTTCCCATCTTTTTCCCGCATGAGCAAACCGCCGCCGGCTCCAGGCTTAATTGGACAGAACTGACCAACTCGTCCAATGAAAATATAATTGTGAGTCGCCTCATCTTTTTTACAAAGTTCGCTGTATCTTTCTCCTGCTTCTTCGTATGTATATCCATATTTAGCTGCAACATCTTCAAGAGATTTTCCTCCAGCCGGGCTATGCCAAGCCTTATCAATAGCACTTAATTCCCTTTCTTCCTCGGTTGTAAGCTGCGGAAGTTTCTCGTTCATGTCCAAATATAAAGCGCTGCTTACCGACTTGGTTTCACACATATCTTTAAAGACAATTTCTTCGCCACTGAAAAGTTTTTTGAAGACATAGGGAATCTGGAACTGAGTTCCTGTGGCTGTCCATTTTCCGTCTTTATACTTGGCAATATAGACGGCGTCATTCACCAGGCACATCCGGTCGTATGTAGCCTCGTGCTCAAAGGTATAACCATATCGCTTTCCGTAATCCATAACAAACTGGATAATCTCCGGCGTCGCATCGGGAATCTTGATAGAATCCGTCTTAATGTGAGCGACAGTAAAGCCCCGTTCCTGTACCTCATGCTTGAGGTTAATCATGAACAGAGCTCCTCGTTTGGCTACAATATTATCTTTGTTTCTCGGATCACGGAACGGATTCTCGAAGTTAGCAGAAGTCAGACCATATACCGAGTTGATTGCCGTCTTCAAAGCATTCGCTAAATCCTTTGCTGTCATCTCTCCGTCAATGACCTTCTGGATATATGGCGTCAACTTCCCATCCAGCATATGATTGATTTCGTCCCAAGCTTCGTGTTTGATGCTGACTCGTCCTTCCACAATGTCACGGAAGGCTCTCGTAAATTTCACGCCGAACAGAACCTCTGCGATTGCGCTGTGCGGATGCATAGAGGAAATATCCAGCAATGCCACATTTCCATACATACCAGGTTCTGCGTAAACATAGCCGCCTTCTCCAACCTCTTCTCCCCGATATGTCGATTTTCCATTTTCATACTTATATCCAGGAAAATATGGAAGAAGGCTTCCTTCGTCACCATGCGTTTGTGCCATCATTTCGGGACACGCTTCGGCCAGGAAAGATTTGGTTTCTCCATCAAGATAGTGTACCGGCTCTGCGAGATTTCTGTAATTGAACTGATCCTGTGGTTTCCGCTCGTTTCCAAATATAATCTTCTGGGTAAGTGTATTGGTTGTATCGTTCACCGTCATACCAGCCAAATCCGCCAGAATCTGTCGTGCTGTCCAGTCAGCCTTCAGATAATGGAATGCCGCTTCGGTTGCGATTACATCGTTATCACAGTATTCAGCAACTTTGGTCCACAGTTCCGGAGGAACTGGTTGATCCCACGGAAGTCCCAACTCCTGATGGTGGATACCCATCTCGATTTCCAATTTCTTCAGGCTCTTTTTATTTCCAGCAGATGCAAAGTCATACACATCTGTATAAGAAACATTGTAGGCTTCTCCAAAGAAACAATTGGGGCTGCCGCTGATGATTTTTTGCGAGAGGTTATAAAGTTGCTCGTTTGTATAACCCATGAGTCTTGCATACAGAATATGATTATCATATCGCCGGCAGTTAAACCCAACCAACCGGAATCGCATCAGTTCCTCAATCTCCGTTGGAGTCGGGTTAATCATACGCACCACAGGCTTTCCTTCACCCCCCCTTTTTCAGTTCCCAAAAAAAAGATACGGGAAAA